TCAGCCGGCGGCCGTTTGCAGGTCGACGACCTGTGTGTGCGGCTGAACCCAGCGTGCCAGGTGATCGGCCGACAGGTGCGCGTAGCGTTGCACCATCTCCAGCGTTTCCCATCCTCCCAGCTCTTTCAGGACCTGTAACGGCGTGCCGCGCTGCACATGCCAGCTTGCCCACGTATGGCGCAGATCATGCCAGCGGAAATCGCGAATGCCGGCGCGCTTTAGCGCTTTGGTCCATGCAGCCGTCACTGTCTGATGCACCGGCTTGCCGTGGTACACGAACACGCTTTCGACGTATTCAGGGTTGCGCTTCTTGCCGCGCTGTCGCCGTAGCACCGCAACCGCCGTATCGGACAGCGGCACCGTGATCGCCTTGCGGGCTTTCGCCTGGTCAGGATGAATCCAGGCAACTGCCCGTACCAGATCGACCTGTGACCACTGCAGGCCCGTCACGTTGGCACGGCGTAGCCCGGTCTCGAGACTAAACTGCGCCATGTCGGCCAGATGCGTCGGCAGCTCCGCCAGCAAACGTTCGGCTTCCGCCAGCGTGAGCCAGCGTATCCGGCGCGACACGACTTTGGTCTTTTTCGTCTTTGGCGCCCGGTCAATCCACTCCCATTCGACCGCTGCATTCAGGACGGCCTTAAGCACGCCGACGACGCGATTCACCGTTCCGGCGCTGACGTTGCGGCCGAGCTTCCGGGGACCTTTGCGGGTCTGGACGACCCGGGGCTCCATCCGCTTCATGTGCGCGATTGCGTCAATTCGGTTGCGGTCAATATCGGTCAGCAGCACGCCAGAGAGGTGCTGATCGAGCCACCGCAGATGCGTCTTGCTGGTTTCCAAACTGGCAATGCCTTCGCGTTCGCTGACGTAGCGGACCACTGCATCATTCCAGGTGTAGCGCGGCTTGTGACCGAGCCTGGCCTGATTCCACAGATCCACCCTCAGGCGGTCGTAGAACTCCTGCGCCTGCTCTTTGTTGCTGGTGCCAGTGCTGCCCTGTATGACCGGGCCGCCACCGGGCGGGGAAAGTCGGTAATACCAGTTCGGACTTCTACTTCGTTTATAGAGCGACATTTTTCAACTTCCAGGTGATCGCCCTGCACAACTCGCGGAATCCATTCTCCCGCGAGGTAACGATGCAGCGCAATCGTCGAGAACATCCAGCGCTTGCCCACCTTGCGGCCCGGCAGTTCGCCGGCCTTCGCCTTGAGCCTTACCGTTTCGGGATGCGCGCCGAGCATTGCGGCGGCCTGCGCGAGATCGACGGTACTCATCGGCGGGCCTCCAGACGGGCACGCGGCGGGGGCACACGCAGCGGAACTCGTGGACACGTGGATGCCATGGTTGACGCCTCTAACCTTTTGATTTCAAACGAACTGCCTGCCATCAATTGCCATGAGTCAGCCGATTCGGGCGTGTCTGACTCATGGCCTAAAAAATAGGCAGCGCCCCCGACTCGTGGCAAAACAGCAGCAACTCGTGGCGCGTGTGCATGGCTGATTCCTCGCCCTTCACAGTCTTCTTTCTTCTTTCCTTTCAATAAACTAGAGAGAGAAGAAACAGGCGCGGCGCAGCCAAACGCAAAAAAAAGACTCGTGGCAAAAACGCGGTGACTCATGGCAAAACCGGGGCGACCTGTGGCGGAAGTCCTCTCAACAATCAATGACTTACGAGCGCGTACCCCCGAAAACCACGAGTTATCTGCGCTGCCTGCCCCTACCCATCGGCCACTTTCGGCCGCGCAGCCCCTGGGCTTCCCGGTTCGCGCGATTGCCCATCCGGTCCGGCTCGCGGAAACGACGGCCGGGCAGCGGCCAGACTGAACGGGGCGAGGGTGCCGGCTGCACGGCGGCGATGAGCATCGGGCGGCCCTCATGCGCGGCCTCGCTGTTCAAGGGCGTCAGTCGCCAGGTCTTCGCGCACGGATACGTGCAGACCGAAATCCGCCAGGCGATTGAGCGAAACCGGTGTGAGGTAGGGCACGCGACGGGTGTAGATGCGCCGCTCGACCTCCTTCTCGCCGACCACTACCCCGGCATGATGGAGCTGGCGCTTGAACACGCGATCGGATTTCACGGGCAGACCGTTCCACTTGTCGCGCAGCGCGCTGGTGTGTGCGATGTGATCCATCACGTGCCCGGTGCGCAGCAAAATGCAGAATTCGCCGTCCACGGTATCGAACGTGTACGGGTGCTTGTAATTGCCGCCGTCGATCTCCGACAGCACGGTTTCGAGAATCCAGACCCACGGCTCGCGATCGGCACTGGTTTCGGCAATGTGGCTGTTCATTTCGGCAGTGAGGTCGCGCGGAAACTCGCCTTCGCTGGGGTCCATGCCGGCGAACTCGCACAGGTATTGCCACGCGAGACCCACGGCCGCATAGTTGCCGGCCATGCGCAGCGCGCCGTCGTCGGCACCGCTCGCGCGACAGGTTGCGAGGCAACGTTCCCGGATGGCGCGATACTGGTCGAGCACGTCGCGCTTGTTCAGCCCAGTCAGGAAATCGAGCCATTGGCGCAGCGGGAAGCGCGGCAGATCGTCGGGCAGCATCGGGCCACGTTTGCCGGTGAGCGACGTGCGTACCAGCTTCCCCAGCAGGCTCTTTACCGGCACGTCTTCGCCGGCCAGCATCACCGGCGCGCACAACAGGTACTCGGTCATGTCTGTGCCGCGACGCGTAACCGTGTACTGGTAATTTTCCTGCAGCAGGCCGACGGCCTTGTCGATCACATCCTGCCGACGTGCGGACAGCTCTTCCCAGCCGACCGGGTGGCTGGTGTGACTGATACTCGTCAGGAGCCGGAATTCGGTCTGCAGGCTTTGCCCGGAAAACATGGTGAAGGCGATAGTGCGTTCGAGCCGTTTGATGAGGGTCGACTTACCGGCGCCCTTGTCAGCCTGCACCGCCATGTGCGGCCAGAAACCGAGCAGCGCTTTCAGGTGCCCGCCGAGTGCCCATACGAGCGGGATGGTTGCGGCGTTCTGCCTGAACGTCTCCTGATACGCGACCAGCACGCGCCGCGCGTCGCTGACCGGACCTGCCGGAAATGACAGGTTGTGATACGGACACTGCTTGTCGGCTTCAGTGAAATAGCAATCCGGGCCTTCGTTGACGATCAGTTGGCCGTCGCGCCAGGCGAGACCCACGAAGTTCGCCGCGTGCCGCGCGCCGAGGTCCGCGCCGCGCTCCAGGATGTTCACCATGCGCTTGAACGGTGCCGGCGCCCAGATCGGCCCGAACTTGGCCCACTGGTCGGTGTTATGGAGTTGGTCATCCATCATCACGCGACGGATGAGCGTCGGACCGTGGCGCGGCGCCTGCACGGAGACGGCGAAGTACACGGTCGGTGCCTGATCGGCGTCGCCCGTCATGGTCGAGGTCGCACTCGCGACCGACACGCGGCTCATGGAGGCGATACGGAAGCCGCACAGATCGGTCGTCACGGGTGTCTCGACGCCGCTTTCTTCGTTGCGTTCCATCTTCGCGATATAGCTGGTGAAGTCGGGCCGGGTGCGGAAGCGCCAGTATTGCGCGAAGTCGTGCGACGGCAGGTAGATGCGCGGCCGGCCATTGCGACTATCGTCGCCGGCCATGCCGGCGATGAGCCACGGCTCGTACTGTTCAAGCGCGCGTTGCAGCTCGCGAGGGCCGCGCAGTTGCAGGAAGTCGTTGACGTCGTTGATCGGCTTGCGAACCCGTTCGCCATCGGCGAGGTCGGCCAGCCATCCAGACTGATCGACCATCACGGCACTGATATTCAGGCTCGTGAGGCGTTCGTACAGTGCCCAGGCTGCCTCCGGGCCGGGGCGGTGGCCGGCGCGCGGGTGGCCGTCCGCGAACGGCTCGTCGTTGTCGAGGCAGATCACTACCTGTTTGCCGCGCAGAAATGAAAAATCGATGCCGTCAACGTTCGCGAGGCCGCGCAGCGCGAACGCGGCCGTGGCGGGAATGCTGCACGTGTCGATCGACAGAGCATTGATCGCGCTTTCGACGACGATCACCCGCTTCGCCTTGTCGAGGCGCCGCGCGTCGGCTGTCCAGCCATAGCCCGACTTGTCGCCCTGGGTCTGCGTCTTGACGCCGCCATTGATGGTTGGATCGAGATAGCGCATGTCGACGGCGACGACGTGACCCGGATTCAGCGTGCGGACGATGAATGCGGCAGCCGGGCCGCCGTGGCCGACTTCGCCGCGCGGCACCTTCGAGCTGGTCCAGTCGTTGAAGCCGAGCGTTCTGGCTGCGATCGCGGCGTCAATCGCATCGTCCGATATGCCGCGCCCGGTCAGGTAGTCACGCACGCGCGCGCGGTCCGCGAGGCATCGATCGGCAATGAACTCCACGGTCGATTTCTCGCGGCGATCCGCCGGCGCGGCCGGCCGGTCGAACGGGATTCCGTAGGCTTCATGCAAAAACCGTATCGCGTCGGATACCGTGCCGCCGCGCGCATAGATCACCAGATCGATGCAGGAGCCGCCCCTGTCAGCGCTGTGGTCGCGCCAGCCGGTGCCGTGTTTCGGGTGATTCTGGTAGATCGACAGCGACGGGCTCCTGTCCTCGTGCTGCGGCGAGTGGTAGAGCGCCTTGTCGCCGCCGCGCCCGCGTTTGAGCCCCAGGCGATCGGCGAGGTCGTGCAGGTCGACGCGTTGTTTGAGTTCTTCAATCGAGGCCATGGTTATGCGTGCTGCTGTGATTGGGGATGAAACGTTTCGACCGGGTTGCCGTCCGTGGCGGGACTGAATACGACGGCTTTCAGCGCGTCGGACGAGTGCGGGAACGCGAGGGCGAGACGATCGCTCAACGCAGCCACAAAGAGGCCGATGGTGCATTGACGCTCCAGGCTGCCGGGCCGGCTATCGAAACGCAGCACGCCTGCAGCCCGGACGATCGCAGCCGTGAGTGCAGCATCGTGGGGCGTGGTGGTTTGCGGAGTGGCGTTCTTGAAACTCATGCGGCCTCCCGTGCTGGGACAGACCACGCGAGTGCGGTAATGAGGATGATCAGCGACGCGACGCCGATGGCGACCGCGGTGAGCGGGCCGAATCGATCGGATGCACGGCGCAGCGTTAGAGCGGCAGTCCAGGTCATGCCAGCGAGTGAGAAAGACAGCATCAGCAATATGCCGAGGCCGAAGATGTGGGTTTTCATGATGGTTTCCTTGATGCGAGGCGCCGGTGATCGGCGCGAGAGTCGGGTCAGTCGTCGCGATCGTTCGCGGCGCGGCGTTTGGCGTCGTAGCTGAGACGGTCGTATTCGCGTACGTGCATGGCGCGCGCTGCACTCTCCACCGCGCGGCGCACAGCCCGGTGGCGCATCGACGAATCGAAGTCGCCGACCATCTGCAGGCGTTGCCAGGCAGCACGCAGTTCTGCTTCTGTGATAGGCGCGTGCATGGCGATCAGTGCAGTGTCGTTAGGGTCGGCGCGAGCGTGGGCATACCCGCCTCACAGTCCCAGTGGCAACCGAGGACATAGCCTAGGCGGTGCGCCATGCCGACGAACACGAACGGATCGATGTCGGCATCCCAAAGCACGCGCAGATAGGCACGGCGCTCGCGCATCGACAGCGAGGCGGGATCAAACGGCAGAACCAGCGGAGTGGAAGCGAGGGTTGCCATACAGTTCTCCTTTCTTTGGGCAAAAAAAGTCCCTCGCGCCGGACAGGCACGATGCGAGGGAAACGGGGATAGGGAAGGAACGCTAGACGGGCAGTTCTAGCTGCTCGGCCAGCCGCTCACGTACGTGGGGCGATAACGGCAGATTGAGCGACAGGTTTGGCATTGCCGACGGCGACAGCGTGCGCGCGAACTCCATATTCACGACATACGTGTGACCGCACTCAGGGTTGTTGCACATGAATGTCACCTCGCGGAACGTGAGCGACATATCCCGGCTACTACGCGCCGTGGCGCGTGTCCGGCAGTGGGGGCAGCGATTCAGAATCCGCATGAATGGCTCCGGTCAGTGTTTGCCGCATTCGCCGTAACCCTGGCGTGCACATTCACAATGGACGCCGACTTCGCCGAGCGTCGCGACAGCGTCCAGATACTTTCGCGTGACGAGCACGAAGCCGACGGCCGCGACGAGTGTGTCGATTTTGTCGATCACGACACCCTGTCCGCCGCTCAGGAAGCGGCTGACCTGCGAGTCGTCCCAACCGATTGTCTGTTGTACATCGTGGCGCATGGGGCCGTTCAGTGCCTGGCGCAGGGCGGGTTCGATGCGAGCCGGGGTTCTCATGGCTCAACGACCCGCAACAGTATTTGCGTGCAGTTGAGCGATGGAGCCGATAACCTTGGCCCTGTACTGCTCAACACCTTCAAGATAGATCAGACGCGCGACGCTGGAAGTCGAACGGTTCTGGCTTCCGGCGAGCTGTTCGAGCATCTGACGCTCGGTGGGCATCAGACGCATATAGACCGGCTTGCTGGACAACACGCCGCGCGGTGAGCGTGTCGTAGGCGCTTTCTTCAGAGGCATGGCGGTATACTCCCTGTCATTAACCTTGCACTAATCATCATATTAGTGGTCAATCGACCACTCGTCAACAATTAAGGTGGTCAATTGTCTGATTTTCCGCATAGACTAAAGGAGGAGCGCGGGCGTCTCAAGTTGAATCAGAGGGACTTTGCGGCGCTCGGCGGAGTAACGAAGGACGCGCAACTCAACTACGAAAACGGGTCGCGGCGGCCGGACTCTTCATACCTAGAAGCGATCGCAGCTCGAGGCGTGGATATCCTCTATGTGCTAACCGGCCAGCGTGACAGTTCTACGTTGACGCCAGATGAAGCCGACTTGGTGCATCGATACCGTGTGGCGCCTGAGGTAGTTCGGGCGGCTGCATTGGCGGCGTTAGCGGCGGGCGCTTCGGTGACGAAGTACCAGCAAAATTTCCAAGGTGCAAACATCGGTCAGCAGGTGAGCGGGGATGTGACCGGACCGTTCACCGTCAACATGGGCAACGCGCGAAAGAGGCGTCGGGGCGAGCAGGAAGACTAAGCAGTTGAAGAAAGTAGGGCGGCTGGGCCAGCCGCGTTGGAGAATAAAAAAGCAATGGAACAGAGATTCAACGGGGACATCGGGCAAGTGGCGGGCCGCGATGTCAAAACGAATAGCGCGCAATCCAACGTAAGCGTGCATATCCACAACGAACCGAAGCCGAGCTACATCAGCGATCGTCAGCGCAGTGCAATCGCACGCAAGGCGTACGAGATCCAAGCCAAGACGCAGACCGACAAGCTGATGGTGTATCGCCGCCTGATGACCGTGTTCAAGTTTCCAAACATGGACGAGATGCCGCGCGACGTATACCCGCGCGCAATGTCCTATCTCGAAGTGTGGTTGAAAAATGGCACAACGGAGCCGGCATCGGTCAAGGCCTCATCGCGAACGCCGCGGCACGGTACAGATACGTCACATCGCGATGCCGCCGAAGGCGCAAGCCATGCCGTCGCACCCACAAAACCGGTTGTCGCAAACCCCCAGGTCTTCGCCCATGTGGCGGCGCCTGAGGCGCCCGCAAAACGGGCGCCGTGGCGAGTGGTAGCTGTAGCGTGCGGCGTGATCGCTGCGCTCTCAGCAGTGACATATTTCGTTGTGGACCTGTCGGCGGCATCCGCGCAGTTGCCTGCTGCACCGCTCGCGGCGCAATGCGAGTACGGCGGTCATCCCTACTCGATCGGTAGCGTCGTGCTTCAGGCAGGGCTGCGACAGCAATGCGTTGTCCGCGGCGATAAGACAGCCAGCTGGGAACCGGTCAGCGCTCGATACCGGCGCTAAGCCGCGCAAACCGCACGAGCTGGCAGGCACCCACTGCGCTGCCAGAGCTGGCGCGATAGAAACTTGTGCACGGGGAAATTAATGAAGCCATCTGTATGGACCGCCGGGTCAACGATCATTGCCGCACTATGTAGCGCGTTGAGCGCTCACGCGGTCGAGCTGCCGCCGGAGCTGCAAAAGAGTCTCAAGGCATATCAGATCAATTCGGCAGCGATTGAACAGGGCACACTAAAGATAACGACAACCCGGTCCACCGTTACACGTGAGATGTACTCGAACATAGTGCTAATAGGCGCGTGCTCGCGGCTATGGTCCGACGCCCGTAGGGGCTGGGGGCCGACGACCATCAACAGTATCGAGGTGCGCAACGCAATCGGCGCGCAAGGCTATTCATTCCGTGGGGGTCGAAAGGAATGTGCGGAGCTTGGCAACCTCAGCGGTGGCGAGGTTGCGGTGCGAAAGTACGTCGACGCTCACACATGGGTGTGCGTAGCGGGCAACGAGTGTCGGCCGCGCCGGCCAGGCGAAGTGTTCGCCGGCGACAATTGAAGCACGGGGGCCAACGCTTGAAACCTTGGTCCTTCTTTCTTTATTACCCGCTCTTGCGAAAGTGTGAGCGGTGCCGTTCGCTTGTCGGATCGTCGCGCGTTTCCAGCTCGAGGTCGCACGTATAACCGGCGTTGCCGTCGATCTCGTGCCGCACTTTTTTCACAAGCCATGACTCGGCATCGATCTCGGGCTTAAAGCCGTTCAGATAGACGGGCACTTCGGGGTACAGGTCGGGCCGGCCGAGCGCGAGGTTATAGGTCATCGTCGCCTGGCTGCGTTTCGTGCGGTTCAGCTCGGCCGTTGCAGCCGCGCGCGCCTCGGCTTCGGTCGGGTAGGTCTCCGGCAGCACCTTCATGTTGTGCTCATCTTCGCCGCCGACGACAACAGACTTGCGCTTGGCGCGGCCGGTTGCGTGATAGTACGCCCGCACGCCCGCGTAGTTCTCGCGCTCCGATATGTGATAGCGATGCCGGTCGCCATCCTTGCGCGTCAGCTCAACCGGGCCGATCGCCTTGCCGCTAACGCTCGTGCCGTGTCCGATCGGCACGAACAGCAGGTGCGTATCCTTCACGTTCATCACGGCGTCGTAACGCTTCGCGAGGCGCGTGAGAAACGACATATCCGACTCGTGCGTTTGATCGATGTGTGCGATCACGATTTTCGCAAGCGCATCGGCGATCGCCGGTTTAAGGCCGTGCGTACCGGCGATTTTGCGCACGATCGCGCCGATCGTTTCGCCGTGCCAGCTCTTTTCCTTTCGCTCGCCAAGGCCCTTTGTCATTGAGGCCGATCGCGCCTGAATGGTGAGCATATCCGGGGCGCCGGCGTGCTCTATTTCGTTGATCGTGAAAGAGCCCTTTTCGACGAGGCCCGTGTCGGACCATCCGAACGCCACGCGCACGACTTCGCCGCGCTTCGGGAGTGCGAGCTTTCCATCGGCATCGTCGAGCGTGAGCATCAGCGTATCGGCTTCGTCCGAACGTGACTCGTCGAGCGACAGGTGATTCAGGCGTGGCGAAATCTTGCTCGTGAGGTCTTTGCCGTTGAGCGTGATTTGATAGATCGGCGTCGGTTGCTTCATTGCGCTTTGTCCTTCGCCGGCTCGGTTTTCGTTTTCACGAGGCCATCGTCGACGCGCGTGAGGTTGAGCGTGAATTCGACGCGCCTCGGCGTGCCGTCTTTCTGGTGAAGCGATTGCCCTTCGTCGAGGCCTTCGATCACGAATGCGCCGTACACCGCGCCCGTGCCGTCGACGAGCACATAGGCGTCGCCTTCGTCGGCCATCGTGCGCAGCTCGGTAAGCGACGAGAGCTTGCCGATACCTTGATCGGGCGCAAACCAGCCCGTGAGCGTGATCGTGTCGTCACCTTGGCCGGTGTATTGCCGCGCGTTACGGCCGCCGACGCGCGACGTGCTCGCGTGCTTCCAGCTCGTGCGCCGTTGCAGCTCCTGATACGCCAGTGTCGACAGACTGAAAACGAACTGGCCGAGCGACATCATCATCGTTTCTTTCTCCGTTAATCGGACAGGCGCGAGCTAACGCGCGAGGCCTTCTTGCGTTCGATATCGGCGAGCACCTTGCGAATCCGCGTCTCGATTTCGTCAGCGCCGCCGCCGGAAATCTGAAAGATGTAGGTGTCGCCGCCGGCCGCCGATGCGCCGCCGGCCGATTTTCCGGCCGTTGGCGGGGCTTGCAGGGCGGGCCGGGTATCAATTGCTACGCCGGGGCCGCCGGCGGGCGTGCCGGCCGCGTGTGCGCCTTGCGCGGCAGCGAACGAGGTCGCCGCGAGCGTTGCGAGGCCGACCGCGGCTTTCGCGATGCGGCCTTGCTCGCCTTCCATGCCGATCGCCGCGCCTTGCGTGATGAAGCCGCCTAGCTCGCCGAACACGCGCGACGGGCTATGAATGCCGAGCTTTTCCTTGAACCATCCGACCGTGCTACTGGCGACGTTGGTGATCGCCGCTTGTACCGCGCCGAGGCCGCTAGTGATGCCGTTCACGAGGCCGGCGATCAGGTTCGAGCCGAATTCGGAAAACTTCGCCGGCATGTCGATACCGAACCATGACAGCACGCCCGCGAACGCCTGATAGAACAGCCCAAGCGGGGACCAGTTGACGATGAGCGCGCCGATACCCGAAATGCCGCCGGCGAACGCCTGTTGAACCTGTGCCCACAGGCCGCCGAAAAATGCCTTGATCGGCTCCCAATAGACATAGATCGCGAGGGCGGCCGCCGCGATAGCGGTGATCGCAAGGCCGATCGGATTCAGCAACATCGCGCGGCCGGCGAACATCGCGGCCGACGCGAACACGCGCCATGCCGTCGCGCCGAGGCCGAGCACGCCGGCAAGCATCACCATCAAAGCGCCGCCGGCCGTCAGCAGCAGCGCGACGCCGGCCGCTACTTTCATCACGCCGTTAGCGAGCGTCGGGTTATCGCGCGCCCATTGGCCCATGCGTTGCGACATATCGCCGAGCCATTCGACAACGCCTTTTACTTCGGGCGCGATCGCTTCGCCGAACGCGACAAGGCCATTCGTAAAGGTGCCGCCGGCCGCTTCCCATAGGTTTTTAAGCGTGCCTAGTTGCTTGTTGACGCGCTCTTGCATCGAGGCCTGTGCGGCCATCTTGCCCTGTACTTCGTCATAGCCGGCTTTCCCTTTTTCGATCATCAGGGAAATAACCTGCAACGTTTCTGCGTCGTCGCCGAAAATCTCCTTCATCACGCCGAGGCGTTTTTGCGTGGTGAGTCCCTTGAGCTTTTCGAACTGCGCGAACATCTTGTCGAGGCCGCCGAATTCGCCCTTGCCGTTCGTGAAGTCGAGGCGTTGAGCGGGCGCGAGTTGCTTGTTAGCCTTGCCGACTTTCTTCGCATCCATGCCGAGCTGAAACACCTTGCGGTATGCGTTGCCGGCCGCGCTTCCTTCCATGCCCGATTGATCGGCCATCACGAGCAGCGGCGCAAGTGCCTTCGCACCTTCGAGGCCTTTTTGCTTGATCGTGTCCATCGCGGGGCCGAGCTTCGCGAACCCTTGCAGCATGTTGTTATCGTCGACGCCGAGCATAAACGCCTTCTGGATCACGTCCGTCAGCGAAAGCATGTCTTTCTCGGTCGTGCGCGTGGCGTCCTGTAGCTTGGCGGTGAATTCGGCCGCCTCGGCCGGCGTTTTCTTGAGCTGCACGCCGAGGTATGCCGTTGCTTCGCCCATGCCGCCGAGGATCGCTTGCGCGCTGATACCTTGCCGCGTGAGCATGGTCATCATGTCCTGAAAATCGGCGGTCGTGCCGGGCAGGCGGTCGCCGAGCTTCATCGCGAGCGTATTGATCTTTTCGAATTCTGGCGGGACTGTGCCGCCGGCGCGCATGAGTGCGCTCGCGAGCTGCGTCGCCGAATCCTCGGCCTGTGCGTAGGCCGCGACGGGAACAAGCGTTGCCGCGCCGACGACAGCGCCGCCGGCCATCATCTTCGCGCCGGTGCCCGCCATCGAGCCGGCCAGCTCCTTCGTCCTGTTCATCTTCTCGCGCGCCTCGGCGAGCCGCTTCGTGCGCGCGGTGAGGTCGGCGAGCTTGTTTTGCTGCGTTGTCATGACGCCGATAGTCGCGGCCATGCTCGAACGCAAGTCGCGCTCGTGCTGCGACAGGTTGCGCGTATCGATACCGGCGCCCGCGAGCCGATCACGCAGCGCCCGCACCTTGTCGCCCTGTTTCTCGTGCTCGGCGGTGAGCTGCGCGGCCGTGCGCTTCGCGCGCTCGAATTCCGCGACCATCTGTTTCGTCGGCGAGTCCGTCGAGCCGATGGTGCGGGCCAGCTCGGCCACGCGCGATTGCGCGCTCTGCATGTCGCGCTTGGTGCCGTTGAGGCCGACGCGCATTTCGCGAAACGCGGCCACGTCCTTTTGCGTGCGCTGTAGCTTGCCGAGTTCTTCGCGCGACTCTTTGAGCGACTTTGCAAGGCCCTTGTTACCGTTGAGAATGTTTCGCAGGGGCTTCGTTGCGCCGTCGACCATATCGAACAGCACGCGCAATTTCAGGTCGTTACTGTTTGCCATCGTTATTCGTTTCCATACGGCGAACGCACGCGCGCTCGCTCGCGCCAGTCGGCCAGCTCGGCCAATGTCAGATCGTCCATATCGCGCCGTGTCCAGTGAAACACGGTCGCGATATCGGCCATCGCTTCTTCAACGCGGTCGGGTATGCCGTTCTCTAGCTCGCCCGCTTCGGCAGCAAAAAAGATGCGAACGCCACCCCCAATTGCACGAGGTCGGCGGGGTCGAGCTGCTGCACGTCAAACTCAGTGAGCGTCGGCGACGAGATACGCGGCAACACCTTGCCGAGTGCGTCGACGTCCAGATTCACGAGCGCATTGAGCGACGTGCCGCGCAGCTCGCCGGCGGCCGGCTTGCGCAACGTGATTTCGTTGATTACCTGTTCGCCGCGCGTGATCGGCGCATCGAGGGTGATCGTGTTCGGCTTGGCTTGTTCGGTCATTTCTTTCTCTGTTCAGATTGGGTATTTGATGCCCGCCCGGTGCGCGACCAGGCGGGGAAGGGGACACGCCCGCCTTACAGGCCGATTGCCTTGCGCAGATCGGCCAACAGGTCTTCGCCGTTGACGTTTTCGACCATGTTGATGAGGTCGATCTCGATCACGGTTTCGCCGTTGACGGTGAGCTTGTAATAGCTGCACGTCGTCGAAACCTTGAACGCGGTATCGTCGCCGGGCTTCGAGCCGCCCATATCGATTTCTTTGTGACGGCCGCGCACAACGATCTCGATAGCGTCGTGCTTCGTCGAATCCTCGGAGCGGTATGCGCCAGCGAAACGCAGTTGCACGCCGTCATGCTTCGTGATGCCGTATTGCGCGCATACCGATCGCATGAAGCCGCCGGCCGTCCATTCGAGCACGATGCCCTCTTGCCCTTGATCGATATCGATCGGGCCATTCATGCCGCCGCCGCGATAGGCTTCCATCTTTCGCGTCAGCTTCGGAGGCGTGACTTCGGCAATCTGTCCCGCGAAGTTTTCGCCGTTCTGGAACAGATTGAAGTTCTTTAGTTTCTTCGGCAATGCCATGTTTAATTGCTCCTAGTTAGGCCGTGACGCGTGCGGCGAAGTCCATCAGATAGCGGTCGGTGATGCGTTGGCGCAGCATCAGGTTTTCAAGCGGGGGAACCGGCGTGTAGTCGTAATCGATCGCGAGCTTGCCGGCCTTCAGCGTGTCTTTGTCGTTCACGCTATCGTCGTACCAGGCCGAGCCACCGATCAGGTAGCCATTCGAAACCAGCTCGCGGAATTTCGCGTTGATGCTTTCGATAATGTCGCGCACGATCGACGGGTGCAAATCCACGTCGACATACAGCATGTGCGCCTCGGCCATCGTGTCAGCGAGCACTTGCGCGGTGCGCGTGTAGTTCTCGAATGCGAACAGCGGATCATCGGAACAGGTACGCGAACCCCAAAAGCGATACCCGTTCGAGTTAATCAGCGTCGTCACGTCCTGTTCGTTCAGGTAGCCGGCATCGGTCGCGGGGTCTTGCAAATCCCAAAACACATCGCGGCTAATGCCCGTGACGCCGTTGATGCCGACATTCGAGAGCGTCTTTTGCCAGCCCCTTTCTTCGTCGAGCTTGGCGCGCAGTCCGAGCGCGATCGCCGTCGCGTCGATGGTGGTCGATGCGTTCGCGGTGGTATCCCATCCGAGGAAATCCGGCCACAACACCATCAGCTCGCGTTGGCTGAATTGCTTGCGGTACGTGGTCGCCGCTTCCTTCGATTCCGCGCCATTCGCCGAGATGTAGCCAAAGCCGCGCAGCTTTTGCGCGAGCGCGCCGAGGGCCGTCGCGACGGGTTGCGCATCGAGGCCCGGTGCGCCGAGAATCCGCGGCTTGATGCCGAGCTTCGATTGCGCGGCGAGCAGCGCTTGCATGCCGGTGTAGCCGCCGCCGACCGCAGTCGTGCCGATCACGTTGCTCGTCGTTGCGGCGTCATCCACGCCGTCAGCAACGCGCACGACGACAGTAACGGGCTTCGCCTGTGCGGACATTGCTTCGAGCGTGCGGGCGAGCGTGCCCTTGTCGCCGGCCTTGCCGATCGCCGCCTGAATGTTCGTGAGCAGCACTGGCGTATCGAGCGGGAACATCGAGGCGTCAGCATCGAGGCCGGTCGCGACGAGGCCCACAACGGCCGTTGATACGGTGCGAATCGGGCGCGTGCCTTCGTTGATTTCGAGAACGCGCACGCCGTGGTGATAGTCAGTTGCCATATGAATTCCTGTTTAAGAGGGCAGTGAAAGGGCGGGTTGCAGCTCGCGACGCTTTCGGCGTTACGCGGGGTCGGCCGGGGTGTCCGGCGCGGATTCGATGGGCGGGACCACGGGCAGCTTGATCGGGGGCGCATAGGCCGCCGGCTCGTCGGGCCATACAACAGCGTTCGGGAAGGTTTCGCGATCGAGTGCGCGCGTGCATTGCTCGGCGTATGCCGTCCATGCCTGATAGTTGAAATAGTCCTCGGCTGGCAGCGTGCGGGCCGCGTATGCCTCGGCCTTGCCATCGGTGAAGGTCACGGCTTTCGCCATGCGCGCTTCGTATTCGGCCATCGCCGGCGTGCTCGCGACTTCATACGGCACGGGTTCATCGGGCCAGCTCACGGCGTCGGGGAACCCTTCGCGCTGGATTGCGCGCACAAGGTCGAGCTGATACGCGGACCATGCGCGGAAGTAATACGCTTCTTCGCGCGAGAGCAGGCCGGCCGCATAGGCGTCGGCCTTGCCCGCGTTCATCGTCCGGGCGTGCGCCATGCGCACGTCAAACTCGGCCATCGCAGCGGCGCGCACACGTTGCGCGACGAATGCCGGGTCGATCACCCATGCGCCATCGTGAAACATGTACTCATCCGAGGGGCGCGGGGTTTCCGTCAAGCCGTGCTCCGCCGGCGTGGTGCCGGCAATGAGGATTTCAGCCGGTGCGCCGTTGTCCTGGCGGTACAGCATCAGCCCGCGATAGTCGGGCAGCAGCTTCCATGCGCCATCGATGTAGAACGGCCACGTCAGGCGCGGGCGCGACGGTAGTTCGTCGATCGTGCTGAATGCGGGGATGAGCCAGCGGTCGGCGTTGAGCGGATCAGGGTCGGCGAGCCGGCTGGAAATGTATTGGCCGGTCTCGGCGTCGTATTGATGAATCAGCATGGTTCAGATCCTTTTAGTAAGCGCGAATCATTGCGAGCAATGCGACGTTGCGCGGCCGTGCTTCGCTGCCGCCGTCAGCGTTGACGGTGATCGTGTGCGAGTGATTGCCGGCGCCGCCTATGCCGACGTTGTGCGCGTGCGTGCCCGCTCCATCGGTATCGAAGCCGTGTCCGTGCGCACCGGCAAAGCTCGTGTAGGGTTGGCGCCAGCCGTCGATTGAGAAGTTGCTCGGATTGCCGACGCCGCGATCAGAGTCGTTCGCCCATTGCGGCACGTTTTGATCGAGAATGTGCGCGTGGTCGCCAATGGCATAGGTGTTGCCGTGGTGTCCGTGCCAGCCTTGCGAATCGGTCCACGCGCTATGAACGTGATCGCCGACAGCGGCAGCGCTCGCCGCGTGCGCGTGCGTAATGTTTTGCGACGCCTGAAAGGTGCCGATAGCGCGGTTTGCGTCAGCGCCGCGCGCGTCATCCCAACAGCGAATGAATTCGCCGCGCAGCTCGGGCAAGCGAAAGGTCGTTGCGCCGTCGCCGCTCGAAAAGCAGCCCCAGTTATTCGACGTCCAGGCGGATTCGGCGACAAGTGCGCCGCTCGCTTGCGCATACGCCCACAGCGCCGGGTAATCGGCTCTCTTGATGACTGCGCCGTTGAGCTTAAGAAAGCCGGCGCGAACGCTTGTGCGAGGCTCGAAAACCATCGTGCCGACAGCCGCCGCAGCGATCGCCGCGACTACCCATTCAGTCGTCGGGACGCGCTTCGATACATCGCCGGCCGGGGGCGTGAGCGCGGTAATCAAACCGCCTACGTCGAGCGTTCCGCGAAACCCGGTGTTTCCGGTGCGCGTGTCGAACCAATGCGAAAACTCTGCTTTCGGCACGAGCGCATTATCGATATTCGGGCCGAAGCCGATGCCATACCACGAGCGCAGCGCAACGTTATTTCCATAGAAGCTCGCCGAATCTGCGTTTCCGGGGCCAAGCGTCGCGACGTTACCGGGCGCGGCTGCGATGCGGAAAGAATCGACGGTTTGCACGCGACCAATGAAATCAGCGCCCGAAAGACTCGCCTTCGCATCCAGCTTTGGCTTGAGCGTCGCCGGCGTCACGGCGCGACCGGCATCGGTGCCGGCGTCGACTTCGGCTTGCGTCGCCAGCTCGATCACGCCTTGCACTTCGGTCGTCGCCGGCGGATTCAGAAACGTCGCGTCGCCGAACGTCAGCGCCGCCGCGTCGATCGACGTAAGTTGAATGTCGGCCGACAGCAGCAGCATTGCGGCCGGCGACTTCTCCATGATCGGCGTGGCCTGGCTATAGACGCCGAGCAGCACATCGTTTTCGAGGTACAGGCCGAACCCGTACAGCGTGAATTGATCGTCGGTGTCGTCTTTCAGCGTCACATGCACGGTGTCGGGCGCGACGTTCTTGCCGGCGAATGTCGTGATGCGCTTGCGTTCGTTGGGCATGACGAGCATGCCCTTGTCGGCGACGAAAGGGGCAGACGCAAGGCCGATCTTTACGACTTGATGCGCGTTCGTGCCGGTGTTGCCGGGCGCGACGAGCGCAGCTCGCCCGGCGTCGGTGATGGTGATGAGAGTTCCGGCCATAGGTCAGATATCCGAGAGAGAAAGACGGCGATACAGCGCGGGCCGAACGGCCGCCGCGACGCGCTGCGTGCCTTGCATTGAAAAGCCTTGCGTGAATGAGTAGTGCGCGCTCACGGGCTTGGTGCGATCGATTTCCGCGATGATGTCGGCGACGAGTGCCGCGGTCGGTGCTTGCCCTTCTCGCGAGCTAACCGTGAGCACTACGTCGAACGTGCCGGGCACGCCGCGAGGCGTCATCTCGAACCATTCGCGCAGGGCGATGTTTGCGCCGAACGCTGCGACGACTTCGCGCACGGCAGCGGCCGTGCCGTTCTTGCGCGCGATCGGAATGGCGGCCTTCACGCGGGCGCGCTTGGTCTGTTCGGACCAATAGTCTTTCCATGCGTCGACGCCGAGGTGCCACGCAAGCCACGGCAGCAGCGGCAACGGGATCGCATCAGGGTCCATCAGCACGGCGAGCGGTGACGGGATATCGCTAATGCGTGCCGCGACGCGCGCAAGGTTGCGCTCGTGCGTGGTCGAGTTCGGCGGGAGCAGATCACTCATTGTTGTAGATGCCTCCGTCCACCAGCTCGATCGCCGTGCAATACGGCGCTTCCTGTTTCGTAGCGGGAATGTCGGCGGCCGGCTCGGTTAGTAACACCTTTTGCACGCCGGCCGCGCGCGCAGCGGCATAAACGCCGTCGAGCGTGATCGCCATGCCGAGCTTGTGCATGTCGTCGGTGTACTTCTTCACGTTCTTCTGTGCCTCGGCGAGTGCGACAGAGCGATCGGGGCCGGCGAAGAAAATGAGCGTCGCGCGCACGGCATAGCGCTTGATGGTCGCGCTCTGCACGGTCACGAAATCAGTGAGCGGTCGCACGTTGTCGGACGCGAGCGCGACGCGCACCTTTTCGACGAGCGCATCGTCGGCCGTGCCGTCGCCTTCGCGCGAGAGCACCGTAACGACGACTTCTTTCGGCGCAGGGCTTACGGCAGACGCATCGAGCACGCGGCCGTCAGCGTTGCGAGCGTGCGAGATGTAAGCGCCTTCGGGGCCGGCAACGGAAAAGCCTTGCGGCGCGAGCTGCACGCGCGCGCGCAAATCGGGGTCTTCTTCGTAGACCGCTTCGATATCGTTCGCCGGGTCGGCCGGCGTGATTTCGAGGCGTTCGATTTCAAACAATGCGGCAAGGTGTTCGAGGTCTTTGCCCTTCGCATAGGCCAGCATCACGGCGCGCGCGGCGTCGTTCACGCGCTGGCGCAACACGATTTCGCGATAGGCGTTTTCCTGCAAATGAATGTTCATCGGCTCGGACTCGAGCGCGAGCGCCGCCGCGACTTCGGCTTGCTTGTCGGCCGGATACAGCGCGACGAGCGCCGCCTTGCGCTCGGCGAGCAGCGTTTCATAGTCGATTGTTTCGACAATATCGGGCGATGAAAGACGCGACAGATCGATCGGCGTAGCGCTCATGCCGCACCCCCGTTCGTGAGCTGCACGCGCGTCGACACGGGTTCGCCGGTCTCGGTGGTGGTGCCTTCAATGTCGACGACTTGCACACCCGCGCCGGTGTCGCTCAGCTCGGTCGAGAGCTGCACGCGCGACAGGCGCAAGCGCGGCTCCCATTGCATCAGCGCGGTCGCGATCGCGGCATACAGGCGCACGCGCGTCGCGCCATTGTTCGGCGCGTCGACCAGCTCGGGCAGCTCGGAACCGAAATCGCGACGAGCGATGCGCGTGCCGATCGGCGTCGTCAGAATCTTCGAGAGGGATTGATACAGGTGGGCGATTCCGGCCGTTGCGCGGCCGGTCGATGCGTTCATGCCTCTCATAGCGGTTCGCTCACGTTGTTGCCGTCGCCTTGTTCCTTGTGCGTGTGGTGCGCCAAGCTCTTGCCGCCGGCGATCACGTCATCACTCACGGCGACGGTGCCGGTAATGACAGCAGCGGGGCCGCCGCTTGTGCCGGCCTTGCCGCTCATGCCGTTCTCGAACACGAAAGCGCCCTTAACCAGCATGTTTCCCGTGACGGTCGTTTGCTTTGCGTCGAGCGTCACATCGTCGGCCTTAACCGTCGCGGTTTTAGTCGTGACGTTGACCGCGCCGGGGGCGGTGATGTTGACGGTTCCACCATCGGGAAAGACGGCGTTGAGAACATGGGCGGCCATGTCGTATTCGATCGATGCGCCGTCGCGATAGACGCGCATATGTTTCGCCGGGTCAGTGCTCGGCGGGGGGAAATCTTCGGAAAAGTAACCGCGCATCGCGAGAGCTTGCGCAGGGTCGCCGCTCGGGCAAAACAGCACTACGCCTTCGCCGATCGAGGGCGCGAGCCACTCGATCGTTTCTCCGGCAGAAGGCACGAACCATTGAATCCAGTCGGTATGTAAATCGCCGCTCACTACACGGCATAGCGCGCCGTCAACCGACTCAACGGTGCCTTTGCGTATGCAGTTTAGAAATTGGCGTGAGGATTCGTTTGCGTTCATGGCTCCATGTTGCCGAGCACGCACGCGCGAGTCGACACGCTGCATTTGTTAGCGCGTCGGGTACAAACTTAGGGAGCCGAATGGTTAAGGCGAGATGTGTTTGAGCAGTAGATCGCGGATCATTTCGCGGTCGGCGTCGGTGAATCCGAGCAGCACGCGGGCCGGGTAGGTGTATTGCGGGCCGCCCGGCGCGACGCGATCGCTTTCGCCGAATTGGTGGATGCGCGCCACGCGTGCGACGCGGCCGGCGAATCCGATCGCGAGGCCTTGCGCGTCAGACTCGGCACGCAGAAAGCGCGCTTGCCGTAGCCTCGCGAACATCGCCGCACGCTTGATGCGGCCGGCCTTGTCGCGCAGGTGTTTCGGGCGCGGCTTGCGCTTCTCGTATGCGCTCCCGTCCGGGTTGCGCTGCTGCCCGATGCGCGTGCGTTGGCTTCGCGTCAGCTCGCGGCCGATATCGCGCAGAGCAGCGCGACGAGCGGCCGGTGAGAGCTGCGACAGCAGCCCGCCCGCCCACGATTCGAGTGCGCTTAGTTCGTTCATAGCGCCGAGGGATCGTAAAGGCCGCTCACTTCCCATTCGGGAACAGGTTCGTCGACGTGCGTGATGGTCTGAGCGCCGTTGGCGTCGGTGCCGACGACGACGCTTTCAGTGAGCTTGAGCTTGATCGACAGATCGACCGTCGTTTGCGTCAGTTGCTCGGCTTCGAACGAAATGCCCGTTTTGCGCAAATCGTCGTTCGTGAGCAGGTCCGATTGATTGCGCTTGATCCACACCATCAGCGCGGCGAACACGATATCGGCGTCGCCGGTGAAGTCGAGCAGCATCACGTTAAGCGTATAAGCGTAATCGAACGAGCCGGATGCCGCGCCCGTGGCGATGATGTTGCCGGCGTCGATGAATATGAGCAGCTTGTCGGGGTCGGTCGTGAGCGACGGCACGGCCGCATTGAGCGCCTTGCGCAGACTGTTCGCCTTATTCATGGTCGAGGCCGGGAAGGGAAAGAGCTTTCGATTGGCAATCGACGATCAGATCGACACGGGCCGCGCATTCGCCCCATGCCGCCTCTGTGATATCGAGCGCGCGGCGCAGCTCGTCGTTAGTGCGCGGTGCCGTCGCCGGCAGCGTGCAGCGCGCGACGGGCGCGCATTGCAAGGTATTCGTCGGCTCCGGTGATCGCGGGGCGGCCGTACAGGCGCACAACGTCATCAGGCAAAGCGCCATCAGCCCATGCGCGCAACGCTTCGTTTTCATGTTTCAACGCCTCAAAGTCGGTTTCGGACTGCGCGAGGCTAGCCGCGATGCCGGCGCGCTTCGCGTCGAGCTGCGCGAGCGCCTTCGCGTGCTCGCGCTCTTTATGCTGTAGATCGGCGATCGTCGCGTCGCGCCGGCCGACCGTCTCTTGCGCGGTGCGCGCTGTGTTCTGTGCGTCGACCAGCTCGGCGCGCAGCGACTTCACGTAAAACCAGCCGGCCGCGATCGCGAGCACGACGAGCGCGATCGCGGCAGCGCGCAGGGCGATCGGCGCGAGGCGCGCGGCGATCGCATTCATGCCGCAGCCTTTTCGCGCTCGGCATACGTCGCGTATGCCTGGGCGAGCTTCGCGTCGTACAGATTGCGCGCGTAATCGGGGCCGTTGTAGCCCTTGGCGAACGCGGTCCACTTCCTACCCCTCAGCGCGGAAAGCAAGGCCGTGTCGGCCGCGATAAACCGCACGAAAGCGTCGAGGTGATCGGCTTCGCTTCGTTGCATGCGTGCGACCCAATCGGCGACACTCGAATATTCGAGCGCTTGCCAGTGATAGCCCATGATTTGAAACGCGCCCCAGCTCGCCGACTCGTGCGCGGTGTCGGCGTCGATGCGCTCGGCGATCGCAAGGCGCGTGTACTCGGCCGCCTTGCCCATGTACCCGCCGGCGGTGCTCGATACGAGGTTCGGATATCGAGCGGCGAGCGCATCAACATCAAAGCCGCGTGCCTTCAGGCGCTTATAGAACACATGCCGCTCGAAAAGGATCGCCGGCCGGCCATCGGGCAAGAAACCTTCGCCGCGCGATTCCACTTCGTTGACCGCGCGGATCGCCGCGACGGATACGCCGAGCGTGTCGGCCGCTTTCACGAGGTCATCGTCGGACAGGTGCCGAGGCAGTGCGACGCCGGCCAGGGCAATGAGAGTTTTCGGGCCGGCGATGCCGTCGATCACGAGGCCGCGCGCTTTCTGGAGGGCCATAACCGCGGATTCGGTGTCATGGTCGAAAACGTGCGTCTCTGCGACAGGAAAGCCGGCGCGCGTGAGGCGCTTTTGTAGCAACGCCACTTCGTCGCCGATATCGCCCTTTCTCAAAATCATCGTCATTCGCTCCGCAGCAGGCGCGCAACGTTGCCGCGTGCGCCAAAAATGAGAACAGTGAAAAGAACGGCGCGAGCCGCTTCGAACATGCCGACCGCTTTCGCATGTACGGCCAGCTCGATCGCCGAGCCGCCGAGCGCGACGAGCATCAGCCAGGCGAACCATGAAACGTGATGCCGGTGCCGCGCTCCGTCGCGGCGATAGGCGAGGATGCGCAGCGCCGCGACGCTGTACGCGATCAATGCAATCAGTGCGAGGGGGTTGGTCATGGTCAGCCCTTTCGAAACAGCGACAACAGGTCGAAAGACTTGATGCGCTCGATCAGTTGCAGAGTGACGGTGATCGCCAGTGCAGCAGCGAAGAAAGCCGCAACGCCAGTGCTCGTGATCGGCGTGTGATTCACCACATCGGGCGCGGCCAGATAGCCGGCGATCAGCGAAATCACGAGATAGGCGAAGCGCTTGGCAAGCGTCAGGTCTTTCGACGTGACGACGACGAGCGCCGCGCCCGTGAAAGCGCCGATGAGCGCATTGCCGTCGATGCCGGGGAACAGGCTTGCGAAGCCGATGCCGGCCGACACAGCGGCGAGGGTGGTGGTGCTTGGTTCGGCCATGTTGGCGACTCCGGGTTAATCGAAAAGGTTGACGAGCTGGATCGTTGTTTGATCGTTCGGCGGGTCGGGAAGATCGACCGCGAGGCCGAGGGGCAGCACGGGGCCGTAATCGGCGAGACCGGCATTCATTTCGAGCGTGGTTTCGACGACGCCTTGCGTGCGGCCGAGGTAGCGGAAACAGAGGGCGTCGACCGTATCGCCCTGTTGTGCATAGACGCGCATCAGATCAGCTCGACCGTTGTGCGCGCAACGCCGCGCATGTCGTTGATCGCCTGGCGCGCGTTGCGGCGATCGGCGTCGATCGTCGTCACCAGCTCGTCGGCGTCGTTCGCGCCCGACTTCGTGCTATCGAAATCGCGATACTTCTCGGTGAGGTCCGCGCGCGCGAGGAAATAGACCGCTCGCCGATAGCGCGCGAGCTGCACGCTTTCGCCGCCGATCTTGTCGGCCGGCAGCTCGGCGAGCGACGCGACGCCGGCCGCTTCGTGTTCCGCGCGCCAGCTCGCCAGCTCGCGATTTACTTCGTCGATCGCGGCGATCGCCGCATCGCGCAGTCGCGCCGTTGTGACGGTGCCGGTAAGGCGCACGGCTTCGCGCATGTGCGCGAGGTCGACAGAGGGAAACCATGCGACGTTGCCGATCGTCAGCGCGTCGGCCGGCGGTGCCGGCTCGGGCGTGGTGGTGGGTTCTTCGATCGCGTTAAAGCTCGTCATGGCATCAGCTCGGAAAAGGTGGGCGGTGGGCCGGCGTCGGATCGCGTAGACCGTCAGGCGTTGCGATCGTCGGCCGGCGCCGCCCAGGCCGGGGTGGGCTCTTTACGTGCGGCCGGCGTCGGTGCCGGCCGCATTGCTCGCTTTCTCAATGCGGGCAATGTCCTGTTTCACGCCGGCGCGCTCGTCCAGTTCGAGCGCGCGGCGCAGGTGTTCGAGTGCGGCCGGCGAATTGCCGTCGCGCTCGAGCGTGTAACCGATCGCCTTGTGCAGCTTGGCGCGCACTTGGTCGTGCATGTCGTGCGATTCGGTGAGCTGCGCGACTTCCATGAGCTGCGCGACGCTCACGCGATCGCCGTTCGCGTCTTTCTTGAACGATGAAAGCGAAGCCTCGGCGAATTCCTCGGCGACCGCGGTCGATAGCGTGCGGTCGTATTGATCGGGCAGCGTCATCCGGTTCGCGATCGCATAGCGGGCGATATCGAGCGCGCCGGCGAAGTCGCCCACGTCGACGCGCCAGATCATCACGGTCGTTAAAACATCGTCCTGTGCGCCCCGCCCGCCACTCAGCGCGCCCGCAACGTATTCGACGTAATCGGGCAGCAGCTCTGCGCGCTTCACTTCGATCTTGCGCGCAATCGACTTGATTTCCTTCAGTCGGCGTTTGTCGATCGCGAGCTTGGCAAGCATCAGCTCGTAAGCGCTTCCGACCATCGTTTCGCCCGCGCCGGCCGAGGCCGACGCGAGCTTTGCCGATACGCGCTGAAAGTGGCGTTGTGCGGGGCTAGTCATCGCTTGTTGCTCCTTTACGCCGCCGGCGTGATTTCGATGTTCTCGGCAACAGCAGCGCGGCCGAGGTCTTCGACGACATACGCATCGTTGGACGATTCGTAGTTCTCGATACGGTCTCGCTTCGCGTTGTCGACGATCGTGCGACGGCGCGCGCCGTCTTGGAAATACAACGACAGGTTGTCGAAACTCGTCACGAACACGGCATTAGCCGGGAAGAAAGGAACCGTGACGGCCGGCAAGTTGCCGATGCGCTTTTGGCTCTGGATCACGTCAGCGGCAAGCATTTCGCTCGGCGCTTGCGGTTTGTTGATGAGCGGGAAGTACTTGTCATGCAGCAGGCCACGGCCGCACATCACGACCAGCGCGGTGTCGTCCTGGTGCCACGGGTCGATCATGCTCGCCACCAGATCGATAACGAGCGCATCGAGGTTCGCATAGTCGCCGTTTGCGCCGACGATGATCTTGCCGGCCGTCTTTGCGCCTTCGTCCATCACGCGTTGCGGGGCTTGGTCGCGCATGCGTTGCAGCCAGCCTTTATTGACATCCTGCAACATCGGGTTAGCTGCGCGATCGGACGTTGCCGAACGCTTCGTGCCGTTGAAACCGATCGCAATGCGGTCGAGCGCTTGACGGCGCACGATCACGTCGCGAATGCGGGTCTGGAAATCGGCAAACTTCGCCCATGCGTCGAGCTTCGCATAGCTCAGATGCGAATCGAAGTTCGTTTGCGTGCAGTTGTAGCCGTTCTCGTCGAGGTCGGACACATCGGCCGTTGCGCGATCCTTCAGCGTGGTGTCGGTCGTGCTCGCGATCGGCGAGCCGATGCCCAGGCCGAGCTTTGCGCCTTGTTGATCGGTAACGCCGATCATGTTGACGCGCTTGAGGAAATCGCTCGATTCCTGAATGCGGGTTTCGAGCTTTTGCTGCACGCTCGGCGCGACGGCGAATTTGTGCGTAGCGTTGTTGATGCCGTTGAGCTTGGCAATCGCGTCGAGGAAAGCGTCGAACGCGAAGCGGGTTTCTTTACGCATGTGGTGTGTTCTCCGTTGCAGTGAAAAGGGGTGATTGCCTGTTTAGCAATCGGTCGTGACGGTGCCGCCGGCCGAGCCGGTCGACGCGGGGCGTTGCACGCCGCTCTCGGTTTTCGAGAGCTGCACTTGCAGCTCGTCGAACGCTTTGCGATCGGCTTCGCGCGCCGTGTTCAGCTCGGCGACTTGCTTCGTGAGCGCTTCGATCGTTTCGCCTTGCGACTTCGTGACCGTCGCCAGCTCAACGCACGTTTGCGCCAGCTCGCTAAATTGCTTGTCGTCCCGTTTCTTCGAGCTGGACAGAATTTCTTTGACGCTGGACAGCAGCGCGCCGATTGCCGAGGGCTTCTCGGCTTCTTCAAACTCGATCACGGTTTCAGCGCCAGCCGTGAAAAGGTTCGTCGGCGATACCTTGCGGCCGGCGAACGGCGAGGCGGCCGGGTTCTGAGCTGCGAAAGAAAGGATTTCGGTGCCGAGGCTCGCGGGGCTATCGGTCACGGCCAAGCCGATCAGATAGGCCTGTTTCGTGTCGGCGAAAGACGGGTCGATTTCGCACGAGGTGTAAATCTTTTGCTTCGCCTTCGTCATGGCGACCAGCTCGGCAGTCGGCTCAATTTGCGCGAACAGTCCGAGCTTGCCGGCGAATTCGCCCGTCAGCTCTTGCGTTTCGACCGCGAGCACGTCGCCATACGCCTTGAACGGGCCATCGGGCAGCACGCCGCGAAAGTGTTCGAGGTTCACGCGTGCGCCGTATTTCGTCGGCGAGTAGTTCGCGGCAATCTGTTCGAGCCATGCGCGTTCGATCACGCGGCCGTCAGTCGTCGCGCCTTCGACGGCGATGCGGAACATCTTCGATTTCGCGAGCTTCGTCGCGTCGGCCGATGCGGTCGAGCCGATCGCCATAGCGCCGAGGCCAGCAGCGCCGGCGATGCTCATGCCGTGACCGCTCAAAAACGCGAGCACATCGGCGTGATTGGGAACAGCGTTCGCGGCGAGCGTCGCCGCGTTTGCGTCCATCGTGACAGCGAGCGCGATCGCCGCGACGGCGAACGACATAAGCGACAGCTTGCGAAATTGCATTGTTAGGTCTCCAACAGGTTCGGGAAGGGTTCAGCGTGAGTTGATATCTTGCGATCGCGGCCGAAAGCGCTCAACGTTTCGCGTTTGTTCGCGCTTCCGGTACATATGGGCGTGCGTGCTTGCGCGCGCGCGGCGCGGGAAACTTGGGGCCATGATCGATAAAGCCGATATCGCCCCTACCCTTGATTCGAACGCCGACCCTCGGCGGCTTGCACGCGCTCTCTACTGGCAGGGTTGGCGCATCACGTCCGTCGCGAATGAATTGCAGCTCAAACGCGCGACGGTCGAGGCATGGAAACAGCGCGACAAGTGGGACGAGGCGCAGCCGATCGAGCGCATCGAGTCGTCGCTTGAAACGCGCCTCGCGGTGCTCATTGCCAAGCCGGTAAAGACGGGTAACGACTTCAAAGAAATCGACTTGCTCGGCCGTCAGGTCGAACGGCTCGCGCGCGTGCGCAAGTACGGCGAAACGGGGAAAGAGAGCGACCTAAACCCGAACATTGAGGCACGCAACAAAGCGCCGCGCAAAGAGAAGGTGCGCAACGATTTCAGCGACGAGCAGATCGCGCGGCTTCACGAGGCGTTTCTCGATTGCCAGTTCGGCTATCAAAAGGTGTGGTATCGCAACGGCGACAAGCGCACGCGCAACATTCTCAAGTCACGGCAGATCGGCGCGACGTTCTATTTCGCACGCGAAGCGTTAGACGATGCCTTGCAGAGAGCGCGGAATCAGATTTTTCTCTCGGCGAGCAAAGCGCAGGCACACGTTTTCAAGTCATACATTCGGCAGTTCGCCGCCGAGGCCGCCGAGGTCGAGTTAACCGGCGATCCGATCATTTTGCCGAACATGGCCGAGTTGATTTTTCTCGGCACGAATTCGCGCACGGCGCAGAGCTATCACGGCAATTTCTATTTCGACGAATACTTTTGGGTGAGTGGTTTTCGCCAGCTCAACAAAGTCGCGTCGGGAATGGCGATGCACAAGAAATGGCGAAAGACGTATTTCTCAACGCCGTCGAGCATCACGCACGAGGCTTACACCTTCTGGACTGGCGAGCACTACAACAGGGGGCGCGCAAAAGCCGATCACATTCATATCGACACGTCGCACTCGGCGCTCGCTCGCGGCCGGCTTTGCGAGGATCGCCAGTTTCGGCAGATCGTGACAGTCGAGGATGCCGTCGCCGGCGGTTGCGACTTGTTCGATATCGACGAGCTGCGGCTTGAATACAGCGCGCAGGAATACGCGAATCTGTTGATGTGCCAGTTTATCGACGACACGGCATCGCTCTTTCCGCTCGTCGAGCTGCAACGTTGCATGGTCGACTCGTGGGAGGAATGGGCCGACGATTTCAAACCGCTCGCGCCCCGCCCTTTCGGCTTTCGTGCGGTATGGGTTGGCTATGACCCGGCGCTTTCCGGCGACTCGGCCGGCCTTGTCGTCGTCGCCCCGCCGGCGGTGCCGGGGGGCAAGTTCCGCGTGCTGCACAAGCAGCAATTTCGCGGCATGGATTTCGAGGCGCAGGCCGAGGCGATACACGCGATCACGAAGCAATACACCGTCGAGTACATGTCGATCGATACGACCGGCATCGGCCAGGGCGTTTATCAGCTCGTCAAGCAGTTCTATCCGAGCGCGGTCGCGCTCAACTATTCGCCAGAAGTAAAGGGCCGGCTCGTGCTGAAAGGCTTGTCGGTCATCAGCAAGGGCCGGCTCGAATTCGATGCCGGTTGGACAGACCTGGCGCAATCCTTCATGGCGATTCGAAAAACCATGACGGCCAGCGGTCGAAAGGTGACATATGAGGCGAGCCGCAGCGAAGAAACAGGACATGCCGATTTAGCGTGGGCGTGCCTGCACGCGCTCGATAACGAGCCGCTAGAGGGCGTGACCGCAAACAATACCAGCATCATGGAGTTCTCTTAATGAGCAAGCGCAAGCGCAGCAACTACGCATCGAGCACGACGCCGGCGGCCACGTCGACGCCGGCACGGGCCGAGGCCTTCACGTTCGACGATCCGGTGCCGGTGATGGATCGGGCCGAGATTCTGGATTATGTGCAGGCTTACGCGGTCGGCGATTGGTATGAGCCGCCGGTATCGTGGTCGGGACTGGCAAAGACGTTTCGCGCCGGCGTGCATCACGGCTCGGCGATCTACTTTAAGCGCAATGTGTTGTCGTCGACGTTCATTCCTCACAAGTTGCTATCGCGTGAGGAGTTCGACAAGTGGTCGCTCGATTTCCTCACGTTCGGCAACGGGTACATCGAGAAGCGAAAAAACCGCCTCGGCAGTGCGATCGCGCTCAAACGGGCGCCGTCGAAATACATGCGCCGGCGAGCCGACTTGCAACGCTTCGTGCAGCTCAACGGATACCAGCAGATCGAACACGAGTTCGAGCCGGGTTCGGTGCATCACTTGATGGAACCGGACATTAATCAGGAAGTGTACGGCTTGCCTGAATATCTCGGCGCGCTGCACTCGGCTTGGTTGAATGAATCGGCGACGCTCTTTCGCCGTAAGTATTACGAGAATGGTTCGCACGCCGGGTTCATTCTGTACATGACTGATGCGGCGCAAAGTCAAAGCGATGTCGACAAGATGCGCGAGGCGTTGAAAAACAGCAAAGGGCCGGGGAATTTCCGTAACCTTTTCATGTACGCGCCGAACGGCAAGAAAGACGGCATACAGCTCATTCCAGTTTCCGAGGTCACGGCGAAAGACGAGTTTTTCAACATCAAGAATGTCACGCGCGACGACTTGCTCGCGGCGCATCGTATCCCGCCGCAACTCATGGGTATCGTGCCGAGCAATACGGGCGGGTTTGGCGCGGCCGACACGGCCGCCGAGGTGTTCGGTGCGAATGAAATCGCGCCCCTGCAACGGCGCTTCACACAGCTCAATGATTGGATCGGCGAGGAGGTGGTTCGCTTCAATCCCTATTCGATTAACGTGCCGAAATCCGCTGGGTAGGCGCGTGGTTGGAGGTTGATCGAGGGCACTTTGGCACAAGTCGGCCGAAGCCGGCTTGTCTGGAACCACTCATAGGGCGACTACAAACTCGCCGCTACGAAATCGCCGCGAGAGCGGCATCGCGCAATTCCTCAACGGCGTGAAACACAAGGTAATCCCGCGTACTTGGCTCAACCCAATACAGAGACTGAATTGGATGAGTCGTTGGGAAGACCATAAATCTGGACCAGAGAACTAGTAAATCGGCACGCGTTTGTAGATTGTTGTGTGCCGCAGCGTTTCGAATGAGCTGCAACGCTTTGGCACTTCGATGCGCGGATGAAAATGCAGCCATAAGTTGCGCTTCGTTGGATGGCTGAAGCCGTGGGATCACCTTCGTAAGCGAGTCGACATCGCCCCACGTGGGTTCGTAACGTAGGACGGTATTTGTTGGACCCCAGAACGGCGGATTTGGCTTCTTTTTCGCGTTGATTGCCGCCCCGGATACGTGCGGCTCTGTCGCGGCTTGTGGGTGCGGTGTGATATTCACCCCCGCTCCGTCGATGGTTCCGAGACATGATTCAATTACACACGAGCGGCAAAAAATGGCCCACGCCTGCCACAAGCGCGAAAGCACGCCCTCAAGCAAGCATTCATCGTCGGTAACGAAATCCGCCGATGCGGAGATACTCGACCTAGCAGTCGTAAAGTCCCTGAGGCATTCGACGAGTAGATCGAATTCATCACACAGCGCCGTCCACGTGTCATAGAGACTCAT